TAAAAAAGACAATGGTAAATTTAAAACTGGAGATATATTAAAACCTGCTAGTTGGAAAGCACCTGCTATGAATTCCGCTAGAGGAAATGTACTTTATGGTAATTACTCAATTCAATGGACTGGTCCATTGTACTTAAAATAATAATGAATTTAGAACACGGATTTTTATTATTCGTAATAGGTATAACCATATCAGTAGTTGGTATGGGTATTGCCTATTATATAGGTAGTAAACCTAAAAAGAAAAAAGAATTGCCTAACGCATTAAAAGATTTAATTGGGAGATAAATACATTATGAAATTGAGTACTAAAGAAAAAGAATTACTAAAATTATTAATACAAGGAAAAGGTCAATTTAAGACACCTACAATATCTAAAGATTCATATGAAAAAAATTTAGATGATATTGTAAAATTGTATTTAAAAGGATTATTAACTTTTCAAAGAGAATACGATATTGATTGGGTTGGTCCTTCTAATGAACACCAAGTAAGATTTAAGTGGTATGTTATCACTATGGATAAAAAGAAAACACTAAAAGATATTAAAAAAGTTTTGAAGGAGGGATCAATTGCCTAGAGAGAATAGTAAAATTAAATGGCAAAGATGGTTAGATAAGGCTTGGTTTTGTACTAAAATCTTTTTTGGTTTATGTATAATTTCAGGAGTTGCTTTTGGTTGGGGTACATTTTATCCTAATCCATCAGCAGTATCTAAAGTTAATAATAAATTAGACAAATTCTATGTAAATAAAATGAGTGAATTGGATAAGTATTATGTAGATAAAATTGAAGAAATGGATTTCCAAGAACCTGAATTTACATACATTAATGATACTCAATTTGTAAGAGCAACGCATAAATGTATTGATTATATAAACCTTACAACACCTAAACATTTAAGAGTACCATATGAAATGATTTTAGGTCAGGCTGCTTTAGAGTCAGGTTGGGGAACAAGTAGATTTGCCAAAGAAGCAAACAATTTATTCGGCATTAAAACTTGGGATAAAAAAGTACCACACTTATTTCCACAAGGTATAAATAAATGGCCTGGTTGGGGAGTTAGAGTATTTGCTAGTAAATGTGATAGTGTAAAAGAATATATTAGATTATTAAATGAACACCCTGCTTATGAAGATTTTAGAAAGTTAAGATTAAAAACTAATGATCCAATTAAATTAATTAAAACTTTAGATAAATTTTCTACTACAACAGATTATGATAAAAGAGTTATTAGAGTTATTAATGAAATAAGAAAGTTGGAAGAATGAAATATATAATTAATGCAATTTTATTTGTTTTAATTTGTATAGCATTGTTTTTTATGATACAATGGGGTTATAATTGGAACACAGGAGTTTGGAGGTAAATATGATAACTGAACAATTAAAAATGAGAAGAATCAAGAATGCTGAAAGTGCTTGTAAAAATGCTACAGATGATTGGTTCAAAGATTATTGGTATGGCGTATTTTCTAAATTATGTAAAATGTACAATAAGATGAATTATTTTAGAAAAACAATACACTAATGATGGAAGATAAAGATATAAAGGAATATCATAAAATGGTTGAAAAATTAGAAAAGAAAGAAACATATCAACCATTACCAGATGGATTAATAATTCAAAAATCTTCAATAGAAGGTCAAGGATTATTTACAACAAGGTTTATTGATAAGGATGTGAAGTTAGGTTTAAGTCATATTGTTGTTAAAGATGAACTTATAAGAACTCCATTAGGTGGTCATATTAATCATAGTGATAATCCAAATTGTGTAAAGGTAAAAGGAGTCCTAGGACTCAAAGATGTTGAACAATATAATAAATATTTTTTATACACTATAAGGGATATAAAAGCGTGGGAAGAATTAACAGTTAAATATACTTTTTATACTATAAAAAATGCCAACATATAGATTTTTCAATACAAAAACTGATAAAGAATGGGAAGAGTTGATGACTATTTCTGAAATGGAAGAATTTACTAAAAAGAAACATATTAAATTACTTATACCTAGAAAATTAAACATAGTATCAAGTGTAGGTAATATAGACAGTAAAGTTGATAGTGGTTGGAAAGATGTATTATCAAAAATTTCTGAAGCACATCCAGCAAGTAATTTAGCACAACAATACGGTAAAAAGTCAGTAAAAGATACACAAATTGATAGTGTAATACATAAACATAGAAAGAAACGACAAGGGAAGAAAGTATAAATATAGGCATGGCAGATTTTGATTTTTTAGACGGATTTGACGCTGAAGGTGATTGGGGTTTTACCTCGGTTAAGAGTAAACCAGCGACAGAAAGCAAGGCAGAGTCAGACGCCACAAAAGAAGTTGTTAAGACAACAGCTGATAATGTGGGTAAGGCGGTGTCAAGCGAAATTATTAACAGACTAGAATTAAAATTAGATAAGTTATTGAGAGCAACAAATGAAACTAAAGAAACAGTTGTTGCTAAGAACGAAACAGAATTAGAGATTGCTAAGAAACAAATGGATGATGAATACGATTTAAGAAAAGATAATCTTGGCAAAGAATACAAAGACAATTATAAAAAATTAGAAAAACTTATCATACCTCTTTTACTTAAATTAGCAAAAGCACCCGAGGCCTATATTCATTGGCCAAATAGGGCAGAGGTTATTGAATCTCAATTAAAAAAAATCATTGCCATCACTCGTGGAAAATAATCACACAAAGGATATCAAATGAAATTAAGCAAGAATTTTAGTCTTAAGGAATTAACGACTAGTCAGACGGCTGAGCGTAAAGGGATTAATAATAATCCTAATGAAGATCAGATTACAGGATTGCAGAATTTATGTGAAAACATATTACAACCTGTTAGAGATCACTATGCTAAACCTGTAACCGTTTCAAGTGGCTTTAGAAGTCCTAATTTATGTGTTGCAATTGGCTCATCAGTAAATTCACAGCACGCTAAAGGCCAGGCTGCTGATTTTGAAATATTTGGCATTCCTAATGCTGAATTAGGAAAATGGATTGTAGAAAATTTAGATTTTGACCAATTAATTTTGGAATACCATAATATAGAAGAACCAAATTCTGGTTGGATTCATTGCTCATATAAAAGTCCAACAAATAATAGAAAACAAACATTGAGAGCATTTAGGAACGATAAAGGCAGTACTCAATATGTGGAGTATAATCCCAGCTGAACGCTTGGTGAATTTACTAAAGATGAATTAACTGATATGTACTCCCGAAAAAACATTTAAAGCTTGACTTTGGTTAAATATATGATATAATTATACTATGAATAAACTGAACGAATATTTTAAAAACAATTATGAAGTAAAGAATTTTACTCATATTCCATTACCCACAAATCCAATAAAACTAGTTACCGAAACAATTAATGGTAAAAGATTTTATGTTTTACCTGATGGTAAAAAGTATCCTTCAATTACAACTGTGCTATCGGATAGGAACAATGAAGGTATAACCAAATGGCGTGAGTCAGTAGGTGAACAAGTAGCGAAGAATATAATGAGAAGTGCAGCTAAGCGAGGCACGGCCGTACACACATTAACAGAAGACTATTTAAACAATAAAGAACTATCAAAACAGGCAGTATTGCCCACAGCGCTATTTACTATACTTAAAACCGAGTTAGATCATATAAATAATATTGTTATGCAAGAAGAAAGTTTGTGTAGCCATAAATGGGGCGTTGCAGGTAGAGTAGATTGTATTGCTGAGTTTAAAGGTAAACTATCAGTAATAGATTTTAAAACCTCAACAAAGGATAAAAAGGAAGAGTGGGTAGAGAATTATTTTATACAAACGGCTGCTTATTGTGAAATGTATGAAGAACAATATGGACAACCAATTGACCAGATAGTTATATTAATAGTAACCGAAGAAGGTGCAACTCAAACATTCATTAAAAACAAAAAAGATTACTTACCCCTATTAAAACCAGCAATAGAGGAGTTTCATAAGAAATTTAAAGCAGATGGGAAAACTAATTAAAATAATATGTGGACTATTTTTTATATTATGTTGTACCAATTTATATGCAGGACCAGAAAATTTAGCCAGATATCCTTGGACGCTAATGGATGTACCAGTATGGTGCGGACCTATAAAAGAAGTTAATAAAGTATTAGAAGAAGAAGGATATGTACCAGTAGAAGCAGCTTTTGGTAGAGAAAAAGCATTACCAGATGGAAAAATTGTTTATATGGTTACAACATATGCTTCAACCAATTTAGAAGGAAATATTTTAAGAACACTAGAAACACCTAAACAACAAGAGAAGTGTGTGCTTAATGTGCTATTTGATTATAAAGCAATAGTGCCAAAAACTGGTGTATAAAGAAATTAGTCGTTGATAAGAAGACAATAACTAGTGAGGACCTGGGTGCAATAC